AGAAGCTTATTTAAGAGCAGACGATGCAAGATTTAAAGCGTTTAAAGAAATGAAATTAAACTACGACAGTTTAAAAAAATTAGGTTTTACAGATAATAAAATTATAAAAACATTAAAACAAAAAGCAGGTCTTGGTAACAAAGAAATATTTTCATTAAGAGCAGATAAATATATGCCTTATCTCCCAAGTAAAAATAAACTAGCTGAAGCTAGAAGAAAAGGTGTAAATGTGCCTTTTTCATCTTTAATGAAATTATATAGAAATAGATTTGGTATAAGATTAACACCAGAACCAGAGAAAAAAGAAGAACCAAAAGAAGTAAAAGAATTTTTAAATTTAAGAAACCAAAATATACCAGCTGAATTACCAAAACCAAGACCACAAAACTTGATTCAACCAGAAGTTAATGTCACACAAAATAGAGTTACTACTGAGTTGTTAAGACCAAGCCCAGAAAATAGACAAATTGCAGCTTTTCTTGGTGGTAATCCAGAAGAAGTTTTAAAAAATATGGAAATAGCTAGGAGAACAGCATGAATCTATCAACCCATTTTAGTTTAGCAGAATTTACCAAATCACAAACAGCAGAAAGAAAAGGAATAGATAATACTCCGACTCAAGGTCACATAGATAGAATGAAAATTCTATGTGTGTCAGTTTTAGAATCTATTAGGGATCAATTTAAAAGACCAATTGTAATTAATTCTGGTTATCGTAGCCCAGATTTGTGTGAAGCGATTGGCTCAAAATCAACCAGTCAACATGCAAAAGGAGAGGCGGCAGACATAGAAATACCGGGAATTGATAATGCAGTGTTAGCTAAATACATTCAAGACAGTTTAAATTTTGATCAATTAATTTTAGAATGTTATACTGGAGAACCTAGTTCTGGTTGGGTGCATGTATCTTATGTTGATCTTCACAATAACAGAAAAGATGTGCTTACCTATGACAGAACAAATGGTTATAGAAAAGGATTAATTTTATGAAAGACGGACCATTAAAACAGGCAGTTGAAAAAGATCATGGCAAAGAAGTTTTGATGCAACAATTTACAACGTATAAAATAAAAAATGATATGCTTGTTAGAGAAACAGTAACAAGAAGATACAATTTTTTTGGTGATTATCAAGATGACTTTAGTTCAGAGCCAATGATACAGATACCTAAAATACCAAAAGAACTTTTACATTAATGAAAGGAGACAAATATGCCAAAAGTAGGAAAAAAACATTACCCTTATACACCTAAAGGAATAGCAATGGCTAAAGCTGCTGCTAAGAAAAAAGGCAAAAAAAAGAAAAAATCATGAATCCTGATCCATACAGTAAAATAGTTTTTTTACTTTTTTCATTATGGATATTTTTTTTACTACTTAATGCACAAAGTTTTGCTGGTACTTGGAATGAAAAACCAGTAATGTGTGAGCAAAAAGAAATAGCTTTAAAAGTAGTTAAAGACAAAGGTGAAATACCAATGTTTACTGGAATACAAAGCACTAAAGTTCGTGACAGAGAAGGTCTTTCAGTAGTTCCTGCTCATTTACCTATTCAATTGTTTGTTAATTTAAAAACTAAAACATATACAATTATGGAATATCATCCTAGTTATAACAGTGCATGTGTCATAAGTTTTGGAGATGACTGGAAAAGTATAGGATCAAAAAGTTAATGAATGATAGAGTTTCTTTTGATCTTTATGATAGATGATAAAATTGTAAATCAAACACAAAGATTTCAAGATATAGACAATTGTTTATACTTTGCAGAAAGATTAACCGATCAACCTAACATTCCATTAAAAAAAGGAAAAGTTGGGAAAATTCTTGCATATTGTAAGCCTGTGAAAAAAAACTAGGCTCTCAGATCACCACACAGAGGCGAAACAGTAGCTCCGTGTGTAATTATATCCTAAAATTAGTTACTCTTTTGTATCTTTATTAAACGAGGTTTATGAGCTTTTAGTAAATTTCTTTGTAAAAAAGAAGACTTTTTTAAAACACATATAGCAGAAGTATTAATTTTTTTTGCAGTAGGGTATAATCTTTTAACTTCTTCCTTAAACCACTCACTAATTAATAGTTTCTCTTTTTCACATTCAATTTTTTTTTCAAAAACTACTTTCGGCCCATAAAAATTACATATAGATTTACCACCTGAATACACAGAATTTTCATTCAATACAATACAAAAAGCTATTGCTATTTCAAACACTATCCAATCTCTCCCCAATTATCTCCCAACTCTGCATCCACCTCAAAAGGTATCTTTAAACCTGGGACACAGTTGCACATAATATCTTTAATTTCTTCAACCTCTTTTTCATCTTTAATATTAAAACACAATTCATCATGCACTGTAAGTGTTGGGCATAATCCCTCTTCATAACAATCTATCATTGCTTTCTTTGTTTGGTCTGCACTAGATCCTTGAATTAATCTATTTAATGCTTTGTATGTAAATGCTCTTCTAATTCGACCTTTAGAACCATATTCTTGAATCGCCTCCTTCATGGGTAATGCTTTGTTGTATTGATAAGAAATTGGCTCATACATATTAAATCTACATTTACGACCCAACCATGTTCTAATAACTCCAGTATCAGATGCTCTCCTAGTAGCTCTATCTGAAACAGACTTTAAAAAAGGAACTCTATCATTGTATTTCTCTAAAAGAGAAGTCGCTTCATCTATATTTAAGTCGAGTATGTTAGCTAACTTAGCTTTACCCATGCCATACATTAATCCAAGATTCACGGTCTTTGCTTGTTTTCTTGGTATGCCTGCTATATCTGCAACCATTTGATGAAAGTCTGCTTTACCATCCTTATACATGGTTACTATGTCATCTATTTGTGGGTGTCTGTCAACACCTGTCAAGGTGGCACAATAATGGACTAACCATCTAGGTTCTTGTGAGGCATAATCAAAGGAACCCCATTTGTGGTGCTCCTCCGGGATAAACAAACCACGAATTAATTTTTTTATTTCAGGATCTCGTGCTGGGATTTGCTGCAAATTGGGGTTGCTAGAACTAAAACGACCTGTTACAGTACCACCACCATCAGAACGAAGAGGATGAAAATCACAATGTATACGACCATTATGAGAATGTTCAAGAATAGTATCAACAAAAGTTGTGTTGGCTTTGTTTATTTCTCTAATCTTTATAATTTTTTTCGCAATTGGATGATGATGATTCGCAAGAAATTGTTTTGTAAACGCGGGAGACCCGGTTTTTTCTGTGCGAGAATAAGAAAGTCCCACAGCGTCAAAGACTTTTGCTACAGATGTAGCGACCCACGGTTCCATCGCTATGCCAGTGTCCTTAGTTATTTCATCAAGTAAATCTTTTTCTAATTTTGTTAAATCTTTTCTAACTTTTTGAGCTTTATCTAAATCTACACGAACCCCTTTTGTTTTCATGTCTAATAAAATAGGAGTTAATTTTGTTTCTAAATTAAAAATACCAGTGCACTCATCTGATACAATTTTATCTTGCAATACATTCCACAATCTTAAAGTTATAAGTGCATCTTGTTCAGCATAAGCACCTACATATCGAGGTGGAAGTCTCCACATTCCAGATTTTGCATCAACTCCAAATTCTTCGGCTGCACTTTTTAAAAGTTTTTCGTTCTTATAAACTTTTAAATGATCGCCCGCTAGAGAATTTAAATTATAATATCTTCTATTCTCGTCTAACAAAGGAGCAGCAACCATGGTATCTCTTATCTTACCTTTGACTTCTATACCTTCTGCTCTCAACCAACCTAAATCATATAAAGCATTATGAAAAACTACAGTCTTCTTTGTATCAGAGCATACATCACTAAGCCATTTCATTACAACTTTTCTAGGCATATTACCTACAGTGTGTGCTATAGGAAAATACCAAGCACTATCACCTGCACCCACAGCAATACCAATAATGTTGCCATCTTTTCTACACCACCCAGGCCCAAGCTTTATAAGATTTTCATCTCTTGTCTCTAAGTCAATAGATATTGTGTCGTATTGTGATAAGTCTGGTAAAGTTTGAGGAGGAGTCCAATCAGAATCAGCGTTACCCCAAGATATATCTTTTATATCTTGTTCTAATAAATGGTATTGATCATTTGTCATTTTTTTCCTTTTCTACAAATTCTCCCCCTATTCCAGTGTATCCTCCAATATCAATCCAACTATCTTCTTTAGATGGAGAGTATATCAATCTAGCTATCTTCAATAAAATTAAACACAAGACAACTTGAAACACATTAATTTTAATACCAAAAACCACTGACCATAATTCAGCAACTCTTTTGTGGTTTTCATAGGCAGGCCCATAATCAGTAGCTCTGTCCACATTAATTAACTCTATTGCTTTTTGTAATATTTCTTCTCTTTTCATATTCTTCCCTATAGTTCAAATTTATATTGTGCAGTAGATTCAATAAGATGCAAAGACTTTTTAGCACGAGTCATACCTACATAAAATACTCTGTACTCTGAGTCTTGATCCCAATTATCAGCACATGCCTTTGTCGAATCCAAAAGTAATGCTACATTATCAGCTTCTCCCCCTTTAGCTTTATGAATAGTTGACACACGAATCCTTGGAAGAGCAGTTAAAATTTTCTCTCCTCGTCTTCTAACAGACATGATGTATTCCGTTTCTTGATCTGACACACTTAAAACTTTTTGCCACGGAACATCTTGTGCATCAAACCCACATAGTCTTTTGAGATCAAGTAATGTATATCCTTCATCTGGAGGTCTGAGGCTGTTAACATCTGGCAAGGCAAACATCAACTTTCTACCCTCTTTAGATATGTATTCACGACTAATAAGTTTTGAAAGAGATTTAAGTTGATCAGACGAAACAGATACTCCCTTCTGTAATTTAAGCCACAACTCTATTGCATTTAAAACATTTAATGAGATTGACCACCCAGTGCCCTCTCTCCAAAAAAGATGACCATCTCCTTTTAATTTTACACATACTTTGTTCACAATGTAATTTGTTCTTGCCAGTATCAACCACTCACCACTTGATAAATCTACATCCAATATATCTCTATGCCATGTAATAGAACCTTTTTGTTTGTGTGGTTGCCATTTTTTTTCTTCTCTAACTTTAAGTCTCTTTATAAGAGTATCTGCCATGCCATGTATAACTTCTGGAACACGATAAGATTTTTTTAAAATTATTTTATCTTTACTCGCTAATAAAAATTGGTCTACATCCACACCCATCCAAGAATAAATAGCTTGATCATCATCACCTGCATAATAAACTTCTTTAGAATTAGGAACCAAAACTTTCTTAACCATACTCCATTGTAAAGGTGCTAAATCTTGTGCCTCATCTATAATTAACAAATCAAACTCTGGACTTGTGCCCTCTACTATAAATTTTTCTATCATATCAACAAAGTCATACTTGCCTTTAACTCTTTTGTAATCCTTATATGCTTTATCCAAAACATTTAATTGTTGCCAGTTTATATCGTAATCCCATCCACTCACATACTGTATTTGAACTTTTATTTGTTTTACTCTAGCCATTTGAATGACTGCCATATATTTATCACCGCCTGCACCAATATTAAATAAAGGCCCCTCTTCTATATTTAATGTTTGAGAAGTTCTAAAATCTAAACCAACAAGTCTACCAAGTTCATTGTAATCAGACCCTTTAAAAACATTTTGTGAATTTAAACCCAACCACTGAAATGCAAGTGAATGTAAAGTTCTAAAATAAACCATATCTTTTGTATCTAAACCCAACTCCACAGAAGCACGGTCTCTTGCCTCAGTCGCTGCCTTTTTACTAAAAGAAAAGAATCCAATCCTCTTAGGGTCTACACCACTAGATATTCTATCTTTAACTATCTCTATTAGTTTAGTTGTTTTACCTGTTCCTGGTGGCCCAAATATAGTTGTCTCACTCATTAAAAGGGTATCTCCTCTTCTTTTATATCAATTGGTTTTACCTCTATCTCTGAACCAAACTCTGGTATCCACCAAACTCTCACAGACTTCCATTTGCCTTGAGAGTTTTGAAATTTTTTAACCAATGAACTATCGCCATTGTTTATCTCCTTTATTCTTTCTTGCACTTGTGCCCTTGTATAACTATCAAACTTTCTACTTCTTAAAAAATCTATTAAACTCTCTAAACGAAAATAAGTTTTACTTTCTTCAATATCTGTAAATGGTTTACCTAAAACAATCTCTTCAAAACTTTGTGCTTGAACTCTACCAGTGCAATATATTTCTAACAAAGACATAAATTGTCCTTTGTAAGTTAACTCCTCTGGAACATTTATCTCATTACAATTTTCTAATAATATGTTGACTTGTTCTTCCCACAAAGAATCTTTCAGTTTAGGTGGCATAAAATTTAACTGCTCCATACATGCCCTTTGAAACAATCTTGGAGTCTGTAATTCTTCTGTTGTTAACTCTAATCGTCTACTATCTATATCCAAAAACCAAAGACGAGGTTCTGACAATATAACAGACAATCCACTAATCGTTGGCATAGATGTTGTGCCAATACCATGTTTTAATCCTCTACATATACCTTGATTACAATGAGAAGGCATAGGTTCTTCTTTACATAAATACTGATATTCTTTTTTCTCTAATGTAGATTGTATTGTTACAATCTCTGACGCTGGTAAAGGAGGATTAAAATGTTTTACATTTAATTCTTCTAATTTTGTCTTCCAATCATTAGGTGTAGATTTTTGTAAAAAAACACCCAACTGAAATGCCGTTTTATTCCTTTGACCTTCGTGCACTCCTATACTTAAAAGAGCACGAAGGCAAGGAACATATCCTGGAAATAAATTTACAGGCCCACCAATAGGTATTTGCATAAAATCATTTGGGGAGCATGTTTGTTTTTTTATTTCCTCAATGAATTGTTCAAGTGTAGCTTCAACGAATCCATTTTTTGTTTGAATGACCGCGTATCTGAGGGTTTGAGCATGATCAAAATAAGGAAGATTAATAAAATTACCAATGTCCCCCCGCTCCACCAAAACTTGTTCTTGTTTTGGGAATATCTCGCAACGACCATGACCCAGTCCCGCAGCAATTTCTGCAGCCTTGTCTCTAAAATCACTTGCATCCATCCACTCCTTAAAAAAGAAAAATATGTGAGCACCGCCACTTTTACTACGGCACACGACACATGGAATCTTGAGTTCATTTAATTTAACAACAAGAGCATTATGGTCTAAGGGATATTGATCAATGTCAAGTGCTCCAAATTTACACTTGTTTTGCTCATTGATAGGTATAGCACCTACCCCTCTTTTTCCATTTATATGACCTTCAATTAATTCTAATGTAAGCGGTTGTCTGACAATAAATGATTTGGCTTTTTGTTTGCCGTTCATTCTTTGATTAGAAAGTTCTGTCTGCCCATGAGCAGAACTAAAACCTTCAAATGCTTTTAATAATTCTTCTGCTAAATTCACTCTTCACCCCAAAAAAAAAGAGCCGTGCAGACTGGAGGAAATGCCTACACGACTCAACACTAGAAGTTAGAACGGCACATTATCATCCGTTTTTTCTGCCATTTCATCAGCAGAAGCCGCAGCCATTTTAACTTCCCCTTTCCTTACACTCTGATACAAATTACGAGCTTCGAGCATCATTTCTTCTATATCAGAAGTAATTTCAGTTACTCGGTTTAACTTATAATTATACCAAGTTCCTTGGTCATTACTTTCAGAAACTGTAAATAAATTCCAGGCTGTTCCGTAAATAGGCATAGGTTTACCAGATGGCAAACGAATACCATTCTTCAAAGTATTCCATCTTCTTGATACTTTTAATTGTGTTTTTTTCATATCAAGAACTGCTGGAGCATACTCTCCAGAATCAGCTTTTGCACCTTTTGCAATGACTAAATGTTGATGAGTTCTTACTAACTCATTTCCACTTGGTAACATTTCAATTGTGCCCTCACGAGTCGTCAAGTTTATATCGTTATCGGTAGGTTTTAATTCTTTTATAAAACCGCCACCAGTAGAACGTAAAGCAAATTCCAAAAATTTCTTTTCAAAATAACATGGAACAATTGTTACTCCTTCGTCTGCTTTATAAATCTCTTGACTAACAGTATTAAACATATCGCCTTGTTCAGCACCTTTAATATATAAACTATCTTGTTTATTTAATTGTGGCGACAATGCCTGCAGAATCCTAACAAAAGGAATTTGCATATCATCAGTTGTAATATTTTCAAGACCTGCACCAGATTCCTCTTCAAGTATTTTGTCGAGTTCTGATACTACAACCTCTGTGGTCTTTTTTTGTGCTACTTGGTTCATTACTGACCTCCCTTAATTTTTGCACGGTTTCCTTGGTACACTCCGAATAGGTCAAAGTCAACTTCTTTGCCATTGTCTATTCTACTTTTAACCCAAGTCTTTAAAGTCATTGGATGTATGTGAGTTTTCTTTGATGGATTTAATCCTTGCTTTGTTAAATCATCTACCACGGCTCCCGCTACATTGTCTTGGCCCATATTAAAACCAACAACGACTTCATTCTTAATAATATCCCCCTCACCACAGGAACGAAGATAAGCAAATGCCTCATCTTTTCTTGCCTCTGGTATACGAGCAGATACATACTTATCAACAGTAACTTTGTTACCATCCACTTGCAGACTTTCAACACCAAGCTCCTGCATCAAAGAAGGTATATCTTCTTCGTCTACATTTCTTTTTCTGTGTTGAAGGTCTTTAAGATGTTGTTCGGCATCTTTAATTTGTTTATCCAAATCAATAGATTGCCTTATTAATGACGATAAATTTGTCGTCTTTTCTTCACTGACTTTAGCAAAAGCTTGAGGATCAGCCGCCTCAGTTTCAAAAAGTGAAAACACATCACTCATCTTTCTCTCCTTCTTCATTAAAGTTTATGCTCTTCAGCGTTTAAGTTTGTTAACTAGAAACTACTCTAATCTGTTGTTCCTTGTCAACGGTTTTTTCATGCTCTCTTTTAGTGAGATATGAAATTGTGCCACCGACAGATCTATCGTCCCTATCGGCTATTTCTTTTAGCATTGCCCAAACATTAATTGGCACTGCTACTGATTTCCATTTATTCGGATCCATTTACTTTCCTTTTCTCGTTAATTTGATGAAAGAGGCAGAAGGGAGAAACCTAGGAACAAATAATCACTAGCTAAAACCTAGGAACAACTACCTCAATCACTCATCATAACAACACATCATTTAATGCAAAGATGCGTCATTATAATCCCTATCACAATAATAACCATATTGTCAAATAAAATCTCATTTATTTTTTTCTTTATTTAATGCAATCCTCATATGTTTTTGACTTTCATACAAAGACTGCTCCCAAGATTTTTTTACATCTTCGTCTTTTATAAAATCATTCACATGAAGTTTTTTGGTTATCTTATGTTGAAACTTTTCTACATTAAAAAACAAAACTCCCTTTTGTGTTATAGAACACAATGCAATAATATCGCAATCTTCTTTTGTATATGGTCTTTTGTCTCCCCCTTTTGATATTTGAAAATTGAATAAATTTTTTTTATCTAATGATGTTGCCGTCTTAACTTCTATTCTTTGTGGTGTAATCAACGAACCATCTACACTTTTTACTGCCACTATATCTGTGCCATCTTGTTTAACCAAACCACACTCAACACCCAACATAGTCAATTGAAAAGCAGTATAAAACTCTCCTGCCATGCCAATTAATTTTTCAAATCTCATACCTTTAGCCATTCTAAAACCCTCTCTCCTAAAGTTATGTTTGCCAATTTATTTTTTGAAAGTAACGACTTTACAATATGCACATCAACTGTGTTCGGACACATTAAATCAACATACAATACGGGATGATGTTGCCCTACTCTATGAGCACGATCCTCGGATTGTTTCCTTGACTCTAAATTAAAATCGTTTGAATAATAAATGACATTTGTCGCTGCATGTAATGTTATACCCATACCCCCAGTTTGAGGATTACTGACAAAAAACCTTACATCACTTTCTTTGTCTTGAAATTTTTTTATCGCCTCTTGTCTTTTCTCAACTGAAGTATCACCATAATAATTAACAACAGTATTTGACCCATACGTTGTTGCTAACTTTTCTGTTATTGATACTATGTCGTGACGAAACCTAGACCATATAATTATTTTACCTTCCATTTCTTCAATGACTTCCATCAATACATTCATTCTATTGTTCTCAATTAATTTTAATTCGCCATCATCTGTCATCAGATAACCACATAATAATTGTTGCAATCGAAGTAATTGTGTCATGACTTCTGGAGCACTAACCATCTCCCCACTTTCTAAAAAAGCCACCGAAGTTTTCTTTAAACTATGATAATGTCTTTCTTGCTCCATTGTTAAGTCAACTTGTCTTGTCGTATATATTTTTGGAGGTAAATCTAATGCCTCGTCTTTTGTTGTTCGGTATGAATAAGATGCAATTTTATCTTTCATTTCATCCAAATTTTTAAAACCAACAACCTGGTTGAAACTATGATTACCCATTCTTTTATTCATAATAACAGCGTATCGTCCTTGAAAAGACCAGTAAGATTCAAAGCCAAGTATCGTTCTACTCAAAAATCCAAACTGTGAATATAAGTCAAGAGGTGATTTTGTTATTGGTGCTCCTGTCAAAATTCTTTTATACTTCGCTCCCCCACCAAATTTTATTAAAGCTTTTGTCCTCTTTGCTTGAATATTTTTAATCGTGGTAGACTCATCTATTGCTAAAAGAAACTCACTTCTATGTGTTACCTTCTCTAAATATTGTAATACTTTCTTGGTCGCAAATGCCTCAACATTAATTAAAATGATTCTAAACTGATGTCTCTCGGTCACCGAACCACGAAGCTTTTCTAATTCTTTTTTATTTAAGTTTGCTTTCCATACATATATTTCATGGTCTATGTCATCTCTCATATGAATGGGTATTTCATTATCTCGCCAATTTAAATATACACCCTTTGGTGCAACAATAATCGCAGAATCAATATGTCTTGTCTCATATAACCATGCCATATTATCTATCAAGACTTTTGACTTGCCACATCCCATCTCCATGAAATAAGCAAAGTTTCGCTTATCAAAACTTTTTTCTAATGCCTCTTGTTGATGTTTATATGGACTTGTTTTGTATTTAAAATTCATGCCTCTCCCTTTTTTTATAGTTAAATCACATTTTTTCCCATATGTCAAATAAAAAAAATATTATTTATATGTGTCGTCTACCCAAGCTAATGTTGAAGGAGACGACATGGATTGTTTATATTTGCCTTTAAATATCGGTTCTCTCTCTGAAACTGCTCTCGGATCATCTTCAAACGGTTCTTCCGACAACTCTTGTGATTCCTCTTCGGTGAGATACGGCCCCCAATACCCGTTCCACGAATCAAACGAAGTCCGTTCTTTCCTCTTCCAACCTTCAAGTTTTGCTATCCTCTGAATTGTCTCCTTCGGTGTCCCAATCTGGAGTGAAATAGAATCGGAGTCCCTCCCCACTCTCCACATCCTCTTCGCTACTTTCACCGCTAGGTGTGGGTGGTTTGGGAAACTTGATGATGTTACTTCTATCTTCAGAGTATATGTCTTTTTCTTCATTCTTCTTCATCTAACTCTCCCTCTTCTAAATATACATTTTGCATTAAACCTTGTTTTGCACTTTCTAAATACCAAAGAACTTCGGCGGGATCTTCAAAAGTCGTTACCATCTGAACTTGCCCTTGCTTATTTATACCCATGATAACAACTTGTTCTAGTCTTTCTTTTGCTATATCACAAGCTTTCTCTAATGATAAATTTGTTTTTTTTAATTTACCAGGAAATTCAATTACATTATCTTCTTTCATTTTTGTTGCCCTTGACAACATTCTTCAATAACTGCTTTACAAATGACACATTGCGTGTGTCCATGAATCTCAACTGTTTGTAAAACGCCCTGGCATCTTGGACATCTAGCCGAGCAGTGTTGTGTAATTTCTTTTTCATCTAAAATAGTCTGGTCTCTTGGTAAAATTTCATTCATCTTTGTATTCCTCGTCTTCTTTTAATATAGTTAAATGACCATTATATTTCATTTCTCTATATTTGGAAGCTAATAATCTAGTCCTTTTTGCCATTTCTGTATCTCCCACAACGGCATACTGAATAGACTCCTCTTCTAAATTCCTTATTATCCTATCTATTGCCATCAAGTCTTCGCACCTTTCTCTCTACATTCCATTATCATAGAATGAGGAAAAGATATGCTTGGTCTTATCTCAACCATCATCTCCCCAAGTCTCGCACCACATTCTTTTTCTGTCGCATAGCCATTAGGTTGAATAGTGTCATAAAACTCAACACAATTGGGAGTCGTGTATAAAGAACAAATTATTATAACAGCAACAAACATTTACCCTTCCAGTACTTTTCTCCAACAAGTCAGTAACTCCTCTGCATATATGTCTCCACCCTCTCTTTGCTTTAAATCATCAACTGTGTCGACAACAACCCTCTCTATTCGTTTAACCGCCTCGGCCCACGAAACATGGGTTCTTCTATCAGAGTATGTTTCTTCAATTCTTGTTTCCATGAAGACCTCCTTAAAAGTTCTCAAATATTCCCATTTTTTACCTTTTTTGTCAATTACATAGTGTTTCTGTCATAATTTTTTGTTTATAAAATTTTTTTAAAAATAGGTGTAGAAAGTGTAGAAGTGTAGAAAATGATTGTAAGTTATTGTTTTTATTACATTCTGTTTCTACACTTTGGTTACACTTTCTACACTTCATATCTAATACGGAGTGATACCGTGTCATTTTTCTTCGTTTCTGATTGAAAAAATATGGGAGAAACACTATTATAAGCACATGCCAAAAGAGAAGTTTCTTACAAATAGACAAAAAGAGTTTGCTCGTTTCATAGTTGAAGGCACTTATTCTAACGCTGAATGTGCTAGAAAAGCTGGATATTCTGAAGGACAAGCCGCCAAGACTGCATCTCTGCTCCTCAATGGTAAAGATTTTCCCCTGGTTGTAGATCATATCAAAGAACTTCGTGAGGCACGAGAAAGAAAATATGGCGTTACCTTGCTTGGACAACTCAAGAGATTTGCAGACCTTTCTAAAGGAGCAGAAGAAACTGGACAGTTTTCTGCAGCCGTTAATGCAGAAAAGATTAGGTCTTCTCTTGGTGGTCTTGCGATTGACCGAAGGGAAACAAATGTTACTCATCAATTAGATAAACTTTCTCGTGAAGAAATTATTGCTCGTCTCTCTGAAATAAGAAAAGCATATCCCTCTGCGTTTATTGAAGGTGAATATGAAGTTGTCGGAGAGCATAAGGGGGAGAAAAAGCTCTCCGACTTGGGTTTGAAATAGCAATTCCCGAAATTGCTCCGTGCCTCTAAGAATTAACATACATATTTTCTGCAAGTCAAGATCGTTTTTTTATTTCTTTTATGTCTTTTTCAAACTCTTCTATACTTTGAGCTAGTTCAAGCACCATATCAAGACCAAGTAAAACACCTCTTTGCTCTGCAATGTCCTCACGAAATTGTAAGTCTAAAAGTTCACAATGTCTTTCATAAAGATTTCTTAGTTTCTCAATATTTTTGTATGTTAAACTATGTGGTTTTGCCATGTTCTTCTCTCCATTCTGTTTTTTTTAATAGGTTCTGAATTATGAAGTTCTTTGTTATTTTGTAAGTCTAATAAAACAACATCATCATTACCTTTCTCTATCCACTTATCATAATGTTTTTTTGCTATGTCATAATCAGTAAATAAGTCATCAACACTACCTACCCATACTGCATATCTCCAATTATTTTGGTATTTGTTATTTTTTTGCATTTTCAATCTCCTTTTTTAAAGCAAGTCCTATATACATAGCATTTTGAGGACATATAGCATTTCCCAAACCTTTTAGTCTGTTTGTTCTATCCTTGTCCAATTCGTAGGATACCCCATTAGGAACTCCGTGAAGTTCACATTCAACTTCCCACCATGTTCGTTGTTCTTCAAGACTTCTCTTGGCAACGATTTGTCTCTGCTCTTCTTCCATGTTGGGTTGTATGATGCATCTTTCCAATCCCTTGATAGAGGAGTTGGATAGTTCCATGCTTTCATTCGTGGTGGGCGAAGAGTTACTCCGTTCATCATTTGTTGTGCTTGTTGTTCCGTCATCTCTCCGTTCTCCACTTTCTTTCTGAATATCATTGTCTGACCCTCTGAGGCATGACCGAACCCCTTTGTCGTTGGAGTTGGATATAAACTCATTGTCTGTGGGTCTACTTGTTCCCTCAGATTGCTTGGTCTCTTCCGACCTTTTCTGTGTCCCTTCTGCAATTTCTTTGTTGCCTCTGCACTTCTTGGTGGAAGATGGTCTAGTGTGTTCGGAGTTGCGTATAGTAAGGTCTTTGCAGATAATCCAGACTCTATCTCGTTTGTGCCATGCTCCGATTGATGAAGACGGAAGTATAAATGTCCTCGTATGGTAGTTGATGCTTTCCATTTGAAACAAAACCTCGTCAAGTCCCAATGAGACATGCCCATAAACATTTTCGTAAATACAATAAGTGGGTCTTGTTTGTTCAACAATTCTAAAGATGTACGGAAAGATGTGTCTTTCGTCCTCTGCACCTTTTCTTTTTTGGGAGGCGACACTAAATGGTTGGCATGGGTATCCACTTGTGAGGATATCAATTGGTTGTTGAATAAATCTTTTTGTGTCATTTGCAATCTCCTTGACATCATTATAAATTGGAATATTTGGAAAGTTCTTTGCTAACACTTTTTGACACCATTCATCAGTATCGCAAAATGCTATGGGTTTAGATAGGTTTGCCCATTCAAATCCTAGAGCAAACCCACCAATACCACTACATAGATCAAGATGTTTGAGCATTGTTATTTTCTTCATCTATTTGATCGTTATATAAAACCAAACCAAAATCATAACCTTGTTTATAGAAATGATTTTTATTTGTTTCACTTCTGATGCCATAGATTAAGGCATCATAAATTCCATCTTGAAAAGACTTTAATATATTGTGAACAAGTTGTTCGTTCATTTTT